TATCGAGCCGGGTTAGCATGGCGCTGGTGCATTTGCAGCAAGGCCAGGTGTGTGAGTGCGAGCGGCTGTTAAGACAGCTTAAAGCGGTACTGCCCCAGCCTGAATTAAGGCATGTTAAGGCGGCTAAGGTCAGCGGAGTAACGCTATGAAATGGTTTAAGCATCAATCAACTGCAAGGAATGATGAAAAGATTGCGCTACTAGAAGATTTGGCCGGTCTTGAGGGCTATGGCTTCTATTTTAAAGTGCTGGAGATCATAGCGGAGAGTATGGACGATTCAAGTAAAAATCATGCTGAGTATAGCGTCAGTATGTGGTCAAAAAAGGTCAATGTTTTACCGGCTAAATTTAAAAAATTGGCATTGGCGTGTGCTGAAGTAGGTGTGTTTTTAGTGGAAAACAATACAAAAAACGAGCAAAAAGAGAGCAAAAACATAGCAAAAAGAGAGCAAAAACAGAGTAAAAACAGAAGTGAAACATACAAAATCACATCACCTAACATATTGAAATTTAGGGATAACTACACAAAAAACTTGCAAGTAGCTTCTAAGCAAGAAGAAGAAGAAGATAAAGAAAGAGAAAGAGAAGTAAAAGAAACAGCAAAAGCAGTCGCTATCGCTCCCGCTATTTCGCCTGCTTTGCCTGATGAAAAAAAACCCGCCAAGTCCATCACGCCTACCGAGCTTGCGTTGCTGTTAGCGCTAGGTATCGACCGTCAACTGTCAATCGACTTTTTGACACTCAGGAAGGTCAAGAAAGCGCCCCTCACGCAAAAGGCGCTGGAAGGATTGACCAGGGAAGCGGGCAAGGCTGGAATTTCGCTAGATGACGCCATTGGCATCTGCATCGATCGCAGCTGGACGGGATTTAACGCAAGCTGGAATTGGCAAACCAAGACAAACCAATTCGGCCAAGGCCAAGGCAAAGGCGAAAAGCAAATATCAAATCTGCACGATGCTTACCATGCCTTCACGCAGTGCGATATGCCAAGCCAAGCGGGTATTAGCTATGAAAATTGAAGACAAGCAACGATTCGCTCAGGCGTTAATCAAATCGGCACTGAATTATTCCAAGGATTTGACCAAGGAGCACATGGCGATGTTGTGGGATGACCTGGTTGACTACGACATTGACGAAGTTGAGCAAGCGATAGCGCTGCAACGGCAAACAGGGGATTTTTTCCCCAAGGTGTCAGACATTATTGCGCTAATCCCTAGCCGCAAAACCAACAAGCTCAAGCCCGGTCAGTTTCTGATTGAGGGCGGCCGCAAATACAGGATGCTGAACTGATGCAAGCGTCTATGCACAAAAATACCGAGGAAGTGGTCATTTCTGCGATTTTACACACGCCGTCATTGATTTTGACCCAACCGCTAGAGGCTCGCTGGTTTGTTGCGCACCGGAAAATCATCGAAACCATGCAGCATTTGGCGGCAACCGGGGTTGAAGTCGATGCGTTCAGCGTGTCGGATGCGCTGAACCAACCGGGCTTGCTGGCGGTACTGGTCGATATTCAGCAAAACGTCTTTGGCCGTGAGGGTAATTACACCGGGAATGTTGCTAAATTGCGTGATTACTTTGAGTCCAGCGCTATCCATGCGTTGATCAAGAAAGCGGATCGTGACATTGGCGGCGGTGAAGCGCCTGCGGTGGTCATGACTGGCTTGATTGCTGATGCTATCAAGATTTCCAGTGCTGAGGGCAAGAGCGCGGTGTACAACGCCAAAGAAGCGATGAGTGTTTTTATCAATCGCCTGGATGAAATTTACGACGCTAGAGATACCGGCGGCACCGGCTTAAAAACCGGCATTGCAACGCTGGATGAATCAATGGGCGGGATGCACCCGTCCGATATGGCGATTGTTGGGGCGAGACCGGGGGTGGGCAAAACGGCGTTTGCGGTGTCGATTATGCGCAATGTGGCGAAACAGGGTAAGCGCGTCGGCTTTTTCTCAACGGAAATGAGCGTGTTTCAGGTAATGAGCCGCTTTGCCAGCATCGAATCGAAAATTAACGCGCACAAGCTAAGGCAAGCGGACTTGGATGAGATGGATTTTGCCAGGATAACAGCCGCAACCAGCACCATCATGGGCTTTAACCTGCGCATTTGTGACAAGCCCGCCATCACCATTGGCGAGCTATCAATGCAAGCTAGAGCGTGGGCGGCGGATGGCGGTTTGGACTTTATTGCAGTGGATTATCTGACCCGGCTACACCCTGACAAAGTGGGCTTTAATCAAAACTTGGATGTTGGTCTAATTGTGACCGGGCTGAAAAACTTAGCGCGTAATTTGAATATTCCAGTGATGGTGTTGGCGCAGCTAAACCGCTCTGGCGCACAACGCAAAGACAAGCGCCCTGTGATGTCAGACCTGCGTGATTCCGGCATTATCGAACAGGAAGCCGATCAAATTTTGATGTTGTACCGGCCTGATGAGGACAGCGAGACCGAGTTTCCACCTGAAATCGTTATTGAAAAGAACCGGCACGGAGAATGCGGGATTGTGCGCTGTGAGTTTGAAAAATCGACGATGCATTGGCGCGATGTTGAGGCTGGCTATGATGCTTAACTGGCCCATGCTCGATTTACCACCCATTAACCTCTGGAGCTTTCCTGTGCAAACAAAACGTAATGTGAAACAAGACAACGATGAATAATTTAAGTTTGATTGAAATAAACCAAGAATTTAAAGCACTGATACCACCACTTTCATTAGAGGAGTACAGCCAACTCGAAAAAAACATTATTGCTGACGGGTGCAGAGAACCGCTGGTGGTTTTCAATAACACGCTGGTAGACGGACATAACCGCTATGAGATATGCACCAAGCATGATTTGCCATTCAGTATTTTAGAGAAAGAATTTGCTGATTCCGGTGCGGCTAAGCTATGGATGATTGATAACCAAAATGGCCGCAGAAACTTAACGGACGGCTGGAAGTATCAACTAACGCAGTCAAAAAAGGAGATATTGCTAGAGGCTGGTAAAGAGAATTTGAAGATACCTACTGGTGGTAAAAACTCTTTGACTTTGTCAACTATTGACAAAGTCAACCACAACACACGAGACACCATAGCCAACGACTTGGGCTGGAGTACCGGTAAAGTGGCTATGGCTGACAAGGTTTGGAAGGAGTCCACGCCAGAGATTAAAGAGCAAGTTTTAGCTGGCGAGGTAAGTATTAACCAAGCCTATAAAGACATTAAGAAAGTAGAGGCAAGGGTTGAGAGAGTAAACAAGATTGTAGAGATTAGCCAAGGCAATCAAACCTTGGAAGGTATTGGCAAGTTCCCCGTTATATATGCTGATCCACCTTGGCGCTATGAGTTTGCCGAAACCGAAAATAGGGAGATAGAAAACCATTATCCAACTATGACCATTGATGACATTTGCGCCATGGATATAAGCGAAATATCGACAGACGATAGCATTTTATTTATGTGGGCAACATCACCAAAACTAGAGGAAGCGCTAAGGGTTATTAATGCTTGGGGTTTTGCTTACGTTACCTGTGCTATTTGGGATAAAAAGAAAATAGGCATGGGTTATTACTTTAGACAGCAACATGAATTGCTGCTTGTTGCCAAAAAAGGAAACATACCAGCCCCCATCCCGTCCGCTAGAGTGAAATCAGTTTTAAGTTTTAAGCGTGGAGAGCATAGCAGTAAGCCAGAGGAGTTTTATTCAATCATTGAAGATATGTACCCAGAATATAAAAAACTCGAACTTTTTTGCAGAAGTCCACGCGATGGCTGGTCTGTATGGGGTAATCAATCTAATGGTTAATGACTTTAAAGCTGATCTTGCGTTTTCACATTCATTTGAAGAAAACCCCATTTGGGATGAAATTTATAAAAAATCATTTCCAACAATGATAGAAAAAATATCTTACAAGGCTGATGGTTTTTGGCAAAGAGAAGGTATTGATAGAGGCATTGTTTTGAGCAACACCAAGCAAGTTTTTATTGATGAAAAAGTAAGGGGGCGAAACAAAAAAACTGGTCTTGTTTACGATGATATTGCGCTTGAATATTTATCGTCAAAAGAACAGAATAAGCCAGGTTGGGTATGTAAGCCCTTGAGAGCTGACTATATAGCTTATCTAATAGCGCCATTAGGTCGGTGCTACATGCTCCCAGTTATACAACTTCAAGCAGCATGGCAAAAATACGGTGAACAATGGATTAATAAATACCCAAAAATACCAGCTCAAAACATAGGTTATACAACGATGTCAGTAGGCGTTCCAACAAATATTTTATTTAAAGCACTTGGGGAGGAATTAAGAATTAATTT